CAAAGAAACTGATAGAATTGGGACTAGGGTTAAAGAATGATGGTCTAAATATCTTCTCACCATCTACCGTAGCTACCGGAGCATACTTAGGTTTAGTCTTTTTAATTCCCATGTCCGGGAATTGTTCACCAATCTGAGCTACCGATCTCCATAGGCGGTTCTGTTCACCTACTGTCACCGATTTATAAGTATTAGATATCATTGATTCAAGATTATTCTTTATTTCCAAATCTGAACCTTTTTCAGTTACCCTTTTCAAAGGACTTCTAATTGCCTTATTTGGAACCATTCCGCCACTTTCACCAGTCAAATCACTAATTACTCTATTCCAGGGAACATAATTAGGATTCTCTTTAATAATAAGTCGGAACGCATCCTCTGACAAAACTCCTGTATCTACCAGATAATTGTGCATTATTGATCTCTGGTACATATAGAGTTTTTGAGCAGTTGCCTCAAACCTAGGAGCACCTGCTTCTACAATTGCCTTTGCTTTTTCTGGATTTATTCCTGTCCTCTTGCCTCTTGCCACATAATCAGGAACTCTTTTAGCATTCATGTAAGATATTAATTCATTCACTTCTGAAGCGTGAGGTTTAACAATATCCCCCAATCCCATTAATTCTCCCTCAGCAATCCCCGTAGAACCTAAATTGCGTTTTACCAATAACTCCGGACTCTGCCAGGAATCAAGTTTTAAACCTCTTTTGGTGGCTATCTGACCCACCTTTTCTACCGGATGATACTCATTTTCCAGTCTCCGCCTTACCTCATCAAACCAGCCAAACAGTTTCTTTTGTGGTACATCTTCTGGAGGTTTCTGAATCTTTATTTCTCCTGGTTTTGCTGATTCCTGTACTACTTCAGTAATAGTTTTAACCTTAGGTTTAACTGAAACCGGAACTTTATTCTTGACTCTTGCTACACCCTCCTGAACGGCTTTCTGGGGATTGATGGGTTTCAATTTCATTCCAGCCAATACTCTATCAACCTCTGCCACTACCGGGTAATTATCTGGAGCTACCGGCTTTCCTGGACCAGTAATCAACGTTTTTCTCCACTCTTTCAAGGATGACTTGAAAGCTTGCATATTTATTACATCTCCAGTTTGTAATGCTTTATTTTCAAATGTCCTAATCATCTTTATGGCATCATCTGGAGACTGTGCATTATGTAAGTAATCTAATACCTTGGTTTTAATTTTTAACTTAGTTTCTGCTTTATTCTGAGCTTTATTTACAGAACCTAGAGCTTCAATTGAAAATCCTTTTGTCCCAGGATTATTTACTTCATAAAGACGGTTCCCCAAATAATCAGCCACATATCTTCTCCAGGTTGTGGGGTCTGACTTTAAAAGTGCTTTCATCCCTCTGGAGTTAGTCAACTCTGAGGCCAATTCCGAGGCAGCTTTTTCAAATCCAGTCTTAAACTCAATGTATTGTTGGGGACTAAATTCACTTACCGGACTATGACCTTTACTTTCCCAACTCACCACATTTTTCATACTATTAATTACATCTTCATTATTTAAATATTTAGTTCTTTTAATACCTAATTTCTTCATGGCCCCAGGAGCAAATATCATGGCCGGTATAGATGCTAAATTAACGGCTGTCTGCACACCTGGATTAGTAGATACAACTTCACCGGGTCCATACATACTCTCACCAGTTAAACCGGCCAAAGCAGATTCCGCATGCACTTTATTGGGTTGTCCCCTTTGAGATGCTAAATTAGCCCCCATCCAAGCATTTATTCCTGACATTATTGGTTGTGCTTCTGGTTGAACTAAATTGGCTACTCCATAAAGAGTTCCCATCGTTCCTTGTAATCTATTAACATTTCTCTCCGATTTAGTATTACCGGCAGGGTGAGTTATCATTCTTGCTTGTTGAGGGGTTTGAATAATGGGAGATGCCAAAGAAACTCCATAATTACCAAGACTTCTAAATAACTCAGATGCTGGTAAATTACGGGAATTTGTATTTATCTGTTGTCTGAGACCTTGCACTCCCTGTTCAGTCAACATTTGATTAGCAATCTGGTTTGATGGTTTTGTTTTCCACTCCTGATAAGCACTCCTCAAGTTGTTTCCATAAGTCTGCATATTAATTGGAGAAAAGGTATTTCTAGCAGTTTGTGCAGCTTGTTGCAGAATGTTTGGCTGATTACTCAACCGTTTCTGCTGATACACACTCTTTATTTTCTGGAGAACTGAATCTAAAAGTTTATTTGCCATAACCCTACTTTATGAGAAAAACGGTAAGGTTATCAATACTTCTTAAAATGTGGGGTACATTTCGTTGAAATCAGGATACTTCTTATTAAGTATTCCTGTTTTATAAGCATTGGTAGCTTGTCCGGTATTAGGTGCTTCATTGTAAGTCCAAGGTTGTGTATTATTCGTCAACTCACTGGAAGCCACTTGATTGCCTACCCCAATATCAGACACATTTAAGATATCAGCCACTGATTGAACCTGAGACATTTGTCCCTGAGTGTTGAGTTGGATTTGCTGATTATATTGTTCCGCTTGTGACTTAATCGCAAACAATTGATCATTGTAACTCTGGAGTGCCTGTAAACGGGCATTCTGCTTGTCTGATTCTGCCTGGTTACGCATACCAGAAATAGATAATAGGTTTTGCTGAAAGGTATTCCTGATATTGGTCAATTGTTCACTTGCCCAATTATTAATCTGGGTAACTCCATTGGTGTAATTCTCATTTATCTGGGTCATGGCTTCATTTAACTTATTAACTGATGTCTGCCATATATCACCGGCATTTCCGGCTGCTTGCTGGAACTTAGTCCCGGCATATTCTCCTAGTGCTCTTCCGATCTGACTCCCTCTACCAAATCTCTGATTGGCCCCAATCCCGGCCTCATTAAATATTCCCCTAGATTGAGATATAGCGTTTTGATAACGTTTGGCAGCATCACCTTTCTCCATAGTTACTGCCCGTTCACCTTGTCCTTTCTGAGTATTGAGAGTCCCCAAGTTGGCGGTTTGAGTATTAGTAACGTTTTGTTCTATCCCTGGTTGCATTCCCTCAAGAGTAGATTGTGTCTGATTAGCTAAACTCATTGCAGAATCATACGCTTGATTTATGGCATCCATAATCCCACCCTGATCTGGTGGAGTTGGTTCATTGTTGGTAGTAGTTCCCAATGTCTGTCCCGTACCCCCACCTCCACCACCTCCTAAAACAGTTACTGATGGACCACTAGGAGCACCTCCTGTAGCAGAAAATGAGGGAAGTGAACCTCCGGCAATTGGATATGCTCCACCAGGACCAATGCTAGGATTAGCACCACCAGGACCAGTTCCCAATGTGGATGTGGGTTTCAATGAAGCTGATTGTCCGGTTGGATAATCAGAACCCCATGAATTAGGAACTAAAATGCTATTGATCCAATCTCCGAATGCTCCCATATTTGCTCCTGTGGTTAGTAGATAGTAATAGCTTAGACAAATGAAGACTATGTTTGCAATAACATAGTGAGAGCTAATCATAATATTTGCCTATTTACAACAATACCCCTTTCGGGGTAAAGTTGTTTTATGTTCACACATATAAATGTTACCACCTTTCTTTACAAACCGCAACTGGGCGGTTTTTTTAATGGATAATATGGCAATATATCTGGACGAACAAACTAGACAATCATTAAAACAACTAACAACTTCTTGGTTAAGTGAACATCCTAATGATTGGAAAGTCCAAAGACTGTTAGTAAAACTAGAAGAAGATAATCAAAGATTAGAAAAAATGGCTAATTGCCAACATGAGAATGCCCGTTATATTGGCGAGAAAACTTGTTGTGGTAAATGCGAATCGTTTTATGAGCCAGGAATGGATGAATCGTGGTCAAGAGTTAATAACGGGGTAGAGCAGAGTGAGATGTCGTCTCAACCTACTGCACCCTTATCTGATCGTGGGCGAAACAAGCAGTTCCCCGTCCCGGTGAGCGACAGATAGTTCTGGAGGCCCGAGGTGAGCGAAAGCAAGTCCTTGGTTGCACCGAAAATAAAAGAACAATGAGGGTAGGTACAATCCATCCAATTAAGGAAGTCTTACTTAATTAGGGGGGAGGGGGGGAGTAGCAAAGTCCTAAAATAAAGTTATTTCTTAATAGTAATTTTCTGTTGAAGGATAAGTTTAATCAATTCCTTGAATGTCAGGGTAATCTCACCGTTAGTGACCTGTTGTTTCAAGGTATCCACTTGTACCCTCAATTGTTCATTCTCTACCACCAGAGCACCCTTTTCCTGAGCGAATTGATTGATCTCTTGTTGCTTAGATTTTGCTTGATTCACCGCATCTTCTAATTGAAAGGACAGATCTGACACTTGTTGCTTCAGTCTGCTAACTTGTTCTTCCCGGTTCTTTACTTCCGCCTGGGCAGTTCCTAACTGATTAGTCAAATCGGTGATACGGGACTTCAACCCTGCTATGGCACTCTTACCCCCCTCCACATCTGTGGCCCCCAGAGCACTCAGGAGTTCATCTCTTTCTTTCCAGAACTTTTCTCTGTCTGTTAGACAAACTTGTAATGGGTCGGCCATAAGCTCCTTTGGATGTAACCATCCAATAACGTTAGTGTAACTTCTTATTTTTTGTTGGACTAATCCGCTTCCGGTTGTTCCGTCTGTCTCTAACAAGGAGAGTTCCGTTCCGGTAGCCCTAAGGTTAATGGCTACATGACCAAATCCTCCACCCATTCTCCGGTTCCAAATAACTATATCTCCCGGTTCAGGATGTTGGGTAAGATTGTTAGGATCATTGGTAATGAAATCGTAGTATTTAGGATCGGCACTGTCCCAAATTTCCGCTGCTCCGCCCACACCAGGAGATTGGGGATACCCTAAAACCTCTTTTACATAGAAACGGTACAAATCTACACACTGATTCCCGTATTGTCCATCATAATCTGCGGGTTTTCCTAACCATTTATTCTTAAACTCCGTCAAGGTCATAGTTTGTTTTTTAACTTAGCCGGTTTTTCCTTAGTAGGAAACGTATTCACTCCTTGTTGAGTAAAAGGAGCAGCTTCATCATACGCTCTTTTATTGGAAATTATAGACAGTCTCTTGGGATGGTATTTAGAATGGTACTTTAGAGTGTATTTCATAAACCTTTATCATTTTGTAAATGTATATTTAATCCATTTTTTATTTCTTTAACATCAGACTTTATTTCATCTAAGGTTTTCTGTTCGTTCTTTTGTCTTTCTTCTAAAACGATTACTCTTTCAATTAGACTGGTAGCATTAGTTACCTGTTCCTCTAATGCCTTAACTTTTAGATTTATTGAAGTATAGAATACTATTGCTCCCGCTAGTATTAGAATAATTCCCCATATATTTTTACCGACAAAATCATTTAACCAATCACTAGTTTTCATTTTTTAACCTTACTCCCGTATTTTTTAGTCCATTTACGAGCAAGTTTAGGATGTTTTGCCCACATATATTTTCTTTGTTTTACCGATTTAAAAGGCATATATCTCCTATATTTGGTTAAAAAATAATCCTCCCCTATCAAATGATCCTGTTAAGTAACTAATAATCACTATTCCAGAACCACCTGTTTTACCATCATTAGTATTATATCCGCCTGGACCTCCTCCTCCACCCAACCCGTCTGTTCCTGCCAAAGCTCCTGATCCAGGATCGCCCTGACATCCTTGTCCTCCACCGCCAGCACCGCCAGCACCACGATTTCCTGTTTGCCAAGAAGAACCACCCCCACCTCCAGCATAAGTAACAGGTGAACCAGTAATACTATTAGATAAACCATCACCACCATTACCGCCATTACTATAACTTCTATCCCCACCCACTGCACCAGCACCACCACCTCCGGCAGAAGCTAACTGACTAGCACCAGTACCTCCGCCACCACCATTGTAACCCTGAGAACCAGTACCTGGAGAGTGGACATTTTCTTGACCTCCCCTACCACCACCACAACCACCACTTAGTCCATCTGCATCTGTTCTTCCTCCACCTCCGCCTCCATAGGCAGTAATAGTTGAAAATATAGAATTACCACCATTACCTCCACTTGTACCACTACCGCCAGCAGTTCCTTTATCACCAACAGTTACAGTATAAGTTTGAGGGGTGACTGAAAAACTAGCATTATATTGATATCCTCCACCACCACCACCTCCTCCAGGTCCACCACCTCCTCCTCCACCTCCACCGATAACTAGAACTTTTACAGTATTTGAACCAGGACAAACAAAGTTTGTATTGCCTACATTTGTAAAAGAGTGAATGGTATATCCACCCGAATAAGTGATTGATCCACCAGTTGCATCACCCATATCATGCAAATCCTGCCGCTAATTGGGCTAAATAATTCGTTCCATCATAATAGAAAATGTATAGATTTATAGCTGACGCTGTAAGAGTCGGTGTTCCGGCTGAACCAAGAGGCCACTTTAAAGTAGGCCAGGTGTGGGCGGTATGTCCGGAACCATCTTCCACCAATCTAAGAGTAAGAGTTTGTCCAGCAATAGCCCCGGTAAAGGTGATTGCACAAGCATCACCAGTAATGGTTAATTTCTGACGATCTCCCTTTGCCCAGTCTATCTGTTTGGCCGTACTGGAATTACCATTATCATATTCACCATAAACCTGAGGAAATTGTGCGTTACCAGAGAACTTAGTGATTACTGGAGTAGTCAGGGTTTTGGTAGTAAGTGTTTGAGAGGTGGACAAGTCAACCACCTTAGTGACATCCAGAAGTCCTGTGGCTGGATCAACTAAATTAGCCAAATCTGAAACCACTGCTTCCATTTGCACCACATCAAATACAAACTCAACTACTTCTCCGGTAGAATGGGCTTGGTCTGAAGAACCACCTAATCCTCTAGTAAGTGTAGTTACCGTAGAACCAGAAGTACCGGAATAGGCAATATATTCCCTACCAGCAGCCGGAAGTAAAGTACCTGAAGTATTAATCCGGTTTACCACCATTACACCAGCTTTATTCTGTAGTCCGCTTGTATTGGTAAGAGTAGCACTAGCCGTAACTCCGGTAGTTAAATCAGCGTTTAATTGCTTCTGTAAAGCATTTTGGGATGGGGGGTAATATAATTTAGATGACATAATTCTCCTTTATATAAGTGTACTAAACTCTTTGAGAGGATGACAAGATACCACCCTCTTCAGGAGTAGCTTTAATTTCTGCCTTTAATAACTCCCAATTACCGTCTAATCCGGAAGAAGTAACCTCTATCAAAACTGACCTAACTTGTTTGAATAGAGTTCCCCATCTTGGGACTTCATCTACTGAGACTGAGAAGTAGTCCATCTCTGTGTCTCCCCACTCAGTCATTCCATACAAATCAACACCCCATCCGGTATTCCCGGATAGTTCTGCACCAGTAATAGTAAACGTCTTAGCATTGTAATTATTTCCGGCTCTGTCCTCTACCACAAAGTTGACTGTAACCTCACCTGTGACAGCCCTGAATAGGGCATAAAAGAACTCTAGGACTGAAAGTACAGTCCAGTCACCAAAATCCTCTTTGTTTGTCCGTAGAGTCTTTACAATCGCTGTCCCATTATCTGTATTTACACTTCTGGAAAATTCAAATACTTTATTATCATCATAAGAACCCAATACCCATCTTTCTGTTCCGGATTCATCTACAAACTTCATCATGTGGGAGATTCCGTACGGCATCAGCCAGATACCGGCAAATGATCCTCTCTCTCTATCATAGACGATCATCTTTCTTATTTGAGGGAATGAAAGGATATATTTATGGTCCACATAAAATGCACAGGCAGTTTCATAATCACCATTACTTAGATTATCCAAGAATGGTCTTAACCTGGCTGATATTTCATTAGTCCTAATAATGTCCATGTAATTAGGTTCATATCCAGTAACATATATTCCGTTCCGGCCAAAGTAGAATGTATCATTCTCTACTGTAGCAATTGTCCCCTGGTTACAACATCCCACCGATGTGGATATAGGCATTGATGACGGATTTAGTAAATAGAATGATCCTAAGGTAACAAAATTCAATTTAACTAGATATGATGAATGTTCTTTATAAACCACAATCCGGTCAACAATTGGTTGTACTTCTATGCCACTAATGTCATCTCCTGAATCTGGGTCAATATCTATACTACCACCACCATCCATAAGGGAAAAAGAAGCATGATCAGGGTATAAGGCACTGATCATTAAGGTATTTGGGTGATCTTTATCTACTACCAATAAACGGTTCTGATATTTCTTAATAAAAGCTGATTTCACTCCGCCAGTTGTGTTAGTTATGGGTGGGGAAAGAGTAACAGATGCGTCTGCTCCAACATCAACGTAAGAAGTAGTATTCCCATCAGTAGCCGATAGGAATGTTTCGTCTCCCTGCAATCCTCTATAAATCTCAAATCCAGATACAGTAGCTGCCGATGGCATTGACCAGAAGACTTTGATTGAAGTTAATGTCAAATCATTCGGAAGACCAGTTAAAACATACGGTTGAGATGGTTCGGTATGACCACCATAAGGAGTATCGGCAACTATTTTATAGGAGACGCGATTTGGCCCTGTGACCCCAGAAATATTACTAGCAACAACACCAGTAGGAGCAGAAATAGTAGCGTATATAGATAGGTTGGTCCCCGCATATTTTGTGAATGCTCTATCTGATGAAACTATATAGGTTTCACCGCCCAATTGTTCTGTGCGGATGATACTTCCAGATGCCCATGATTGTCCAGTAATTCTTGTATATGATGTACCATTCTTTTTTGTTAAATACCCATCATCAGTCAGAGATAAAACTTCATTGGTGGTTCCCTGGATATAAGTTCCAAGTCCTCTTACAGTCCCGGTAGCCCCTGCAGTAAAGTAGAGTGGTGTTCCCCATCTGCCGGTAGGTACACCTGATCCAGTAAGCATGATGTTGTCTGCCTGTGACATCTCATTTCTACCTAGTTCAGTGGGACGCAAGATTAGATTCAGACCTTTTTTAAAAGTTTTCCATTCGGCAATTGCCTTTTTTCCAGGTTTAAATGTGGGTAACTGATCATTAAATGACGGCATATTATCTCAATGGGTTCTTGAAACCAGCAGGAGATACTCTATATTGTCCACCAGCCGACTTCATCCCTCTACCAATTAAGTTCTTTAATTTTCTTTCAGATACAGCATCAACATAGGGGAATTTATCGCTACCCCTTGATTGAAGAACGTAAGATTCCGTCTTGGTAGATACATAAGTAGGATCGTCTAATTCACAAATATCAGTTAAGGTGGCAAATCCTGATGGGAATGCTTGGTAAGTAAATGATACCGTTTGTCCGGAATCTAAACCGTTAAAAATGGCAAAATATCCTTCTCTTGGATTACCGAGAACATAACAATATTTATCACCAGTTTCTTTACTATACCTGTCTTCCGGAGATATTTCTGGATATTCTATCCAGTTACCATTTGAGCCCACCATTGGACTTACTTTAAATTCATGGAAACCAGACGGAAGAGGAATAGTAGCACTGGCAGTAGAAGTAGTATCGTAGATACGATCAAATTCAGATAACTGAGAAATGGCTGCAGCATCCCATATGGCCTGGTTAGCGTAATTTATCCTGGTAGTAAGTTCATCACCAGTGGGAAGTGCAGCGTTCAAATCAACATAAGCATTAACATCAACTAAAATGTCAGATAAAGTTTTCATGTAACCTCCTAAGATACTACTACTTTATAAGTATCGGAGGTATGTTATCAACTAGACTCCCAAGGGAATTTATCTCCACCATAAAGTATTGGTATGGGGTCAAATCCCCATTTCTTGAGATACCTCTCTCTATTATCGTTATTTACTTTTTCACTATAATCAAGATTATGTATCACCTGTCCCTCTTTATGCCACACTAATACCTTGTAGTTTCTGGCAACTGTATATCCTGCTTTATAAATTCTTGTCCAGTAGTCAACATCCTCATAATTGAATGGATGAAATAAGGTATCAAAGTAACCTATTTTATCTATAGTTTCTTTCCTGAGCATGAATAGGCAACCAGGAAACCATGAACGGTACTCATGGACTACTCCGGGAATGTAATCCAGTTTATCCACTCTGGGAGCAGATGCCATAGAATTTGGGAATTTATCTAATGCTTCTCTCATACACTCAATCCATCCCGGATTAACAACCACATCATCTGAAAGGATAATATAATATTGTCCATTCGCCACCTTAATTCCCTGGTTCCATCCCCACGAACAACCTAGTGGAGATTTACGCCTGATGTATATGTCAGATTCCTTTATTAGAAACTTCATATCCATAGGAGAACCATCATCTGAAACAATTAACTCAGTTTCATCCCAGTTGGTACAATTAATGACGGAATTTAGGCATTCTTCTACCGTTTTCTTATGCTCCGGTGTTCTTAGAAGACTGGTTAGGATTATTGAGTATACGGGAGCCATTGGTTACTCCATTCTACCCCCGGGGCAAGGAAGTCTTTGTGCATATGCGTAGCCAGAGAGGGAATCGGAACCCAGAGTTTTTCATCTCTATCTTTTAAGTCATACCAAATATCACTATCCAGATAACCATATTTCTCCAGTAAATCTATATTCCTGGCAAAGTAGTCTGGAGTGGCTCCCCAAGTCATCACATTTCTCTCTGTGGTTCTAAAATGATGGTTTTTTACTAAGGTAATATCACAGGTGGCACTATGGATGTTTCTATCACGATAAAAGTTAAGGTGATCGTATGGTGAAACCAGTCTTAGTTTTTCTATAGCACTTTCTAATAGTTTACCTACCTTTGGCTGATAAAGGTAATCGCATTCCTGAAGTAAGACTATTTCATCTGATAACCCTGCTAGATTGTATGCTCTCAACATACTCCCATTAATTCCTAAATTGGTATGTTCCATTTCATACTCCCAAGGAACATAGGTTTCTAGCATCCCGTCGTAAGCTATTGGACACTTATCCAGAATAAAGTGTATCTTTGGTTCTAAGTCTGCCATTCCTTTAATAAATGACCTTAGACAAAACGCATTTAATTCATACTTATCATCTGCCAGTATTGGTGAGGGGCTGACGTTAAGAGACGGTACGTCGCACATCCGATAGATTACTTGCATAGTTTTCCGATTACTTTATCTATAAACTCTATCATTTCTTTGGTTATAGATGGGTGGACGGAAATAAATACACCATCCCTCATAACAATATCGGCATTAGTCATGGTCATTTCAGGAAGTGTATAGTTATTTGCTAAATATTCCACATCTTTATATGCCGGATGTCTTAGAACATTCCCTGAGAAGATTGTCCGGCATTCTATATTGTTCTTTTCTAGGGTCTCCATTACTTTCTTTCTGGATATCCCGGTACAAAGGAATGGGAATGAAAACCAACATACATCAGCGTTGGGAATCCAGGATACCATTTGCAGTTTATCGTACTTGGATAACCTCTTATAAAGTTCTCTGAAATTTACAATCCTTTTTACTTTAAAACTAAATAACTTCTTTAATTGTATTCTGCCCATAGCACACTGTAATTCCAGGGGTTTCATGTTGTATCCTACCTCTTCGTATACATATCTCTCCCGGTAGTCCTTGGGAAAACCTGGATAACGATAGATTGTGTCTGATCCAGATGCTCTTCCCCACTCCCTGAGTTTCCTGCAGCGGTCAGCAATTTCATTGTCATCTGTCAAGATTGCCCCACCCTCACCCATAGTGATGATGTGGGCTGCATGAAATGAGACACAAGATATATCTGCCATAGAATCCACATATTTTCCGCTTATAGTAGTTCCATAACCATCACAGTTATCAAGGATGATTGATACTTTTTCTCCCACAATCTTCCTTAGTTTACCTAAATCTACCGGATTACTAGCTATATTGACAGCAATTATCGCACTAATATTATGATTATTGGCAACTGCAAGTCTAACTTCTTCTAAATCTAGATTAAGAGTATTAAGATCAATATCTACTACATGGGGTATTAATCCGCATTGGAGGATAGCATTAAAGGCAGTAGGAAAATTAAGTGCTGGTATGATCACGCTAGAACGTCTCTTTAAATGAAGTGACGTGAGGGCTAGTAGTAAAGCAGAACTACCGGAATTGACCACAACTGCACGTTTTACACCAGTATTCTCTGCCAATTCTTTCTCAAATGCTTCACTTTCAAGACCAATAGTCCATCTCCGTCCACCCTGTGAGGATATTACATTAAAGATAGCATCCATTTCTTCTTGACCTATTATTGCTCCCCCATACTCAATTCGGTCTTTTTTAGGTTTAAACATATATCTCCGTTAAGTGGTTAATAATTGATTGTGATCTATGAGCATATGTATGATTAGATAGAAAATGTGATCTTGCCCTTAAAGATGTTCTATTTCTTAAGTCATCATCTTTCAGTAACCTTTTAACTATAAGCAACATTTCTGTAGGATTATCATAACCAAAGTAATGGATATTTTCTTCAGCAAATTCTTTTAGTGATGATTTACGATTTACTAACTGACATCCGATAGCCATAGTTTCAAAAAATCTTAAGTTTATATCCACAAAACGAATATGGTTAAATAGCAACTTACACCTACTTAATTCACTAGCCATAATGTTTCCTGGAATATTAGAAGAAATGTAACATTTTAAACCACTACTTTTTAATGCATTTAAATACTCTATTCGGTCATCTCCATTAATATCGCCAATAAAACCTATATCATAATCTTTTTCTAAGTTATAAGGTTTATGTATCAAAGGATCAGCAGCGTAAGTAACTAATGCACACTTATTCTTATACTTTCCTTGAAAGTGCTCTCTCCAGGATGGTTCTACAAAAAATACAAACTCATGTTCAACTTTATCGCCTTTTAAGGTTGTATCTTGAGAATAATAAATGTCATTTGCACTAATGCAGGGATCAATATTAATAGTCAGATTTATATCTGTAGGGTGATTTATCATCTCTTTCTCAAGTAATCCTGCAAATAGATAATCTGTATTTGCTTCCCGGTTAAAGGTAATCATATTTCTTTATTCTTAATAACTATTGGTAATAGTGGTTGTTTTTGTACCCATCCCCAGGTCTTTTTTAATCCCTCAGTAATCGGTGTTTCATGATACTTGGTTAGTTTATTTTGATTAGTATGATCTGCTAGGAACATAGAAATCTCCTGTGGTCTGCCCTTTAACATCTTTACCTCAGAACGTATGCCAGTCACTTTCTGGATAAGGTCTGATAGTTCCTTAATAGAGATGTCTTTCTCTGATCCCACATTCAGAGTTTGATTGTTAAACTTATTGTCAATAGAATTGGCAAGTACCTCTACTACATCATCCACATAAGAAAACGCCCTCCGCATCTCTCCAAACCCATACAGGACGTAGGGTTCATTCTCCATTAGTTTTCTCATAAAGAGAGCGATTACATTCTTATAAGGATCGCGCATGTTCTGTCCTGGACCATAGATATTGTGTGGTCTGAAGATGACGTACTTGAATCCGTATACTCCAGACATGATTTTTAGCATCTGTTCACAGGCCAATTTATTAACTCCATATACGTCTTTAGGAATGGTGGGACCGTCTTCTTTGTAGGGAATGTTAGCTTCACCATATACAGCTACGGAAGAGGTGTAGATAAACTTCTTCACCCCGGAGTTTATGGCTGCCTTAATGGTGTTCACGAATATTCCACTATTGTTCTGTGTCATGTAAACCGGAGATATTTGACCTCTAGCTTCGGCTGCCTCGGCTGCCAGAGCATACACAACTTCTGGTCTAACTAACTCAAATACATCATCAGTCTGTTTTTCATTGGTAAGATCACATCCGGTAGCCAGATCAATTCCAGTAACATCATGTCCCTTACTAACTAATTTTTTAGTGAGGTTAGAGCCAATTAAACCAGCACTTCCAGTAACGGCTATCTTCATATAAGTACATCATCCCAAGTTTTAGCTATTTTTTCTGCATTAGTCCTAATCCAGTCAGTAGCTTCATCCTGAGATAAATTATTTGGCATACTGTATTCCAATCTAAAGGTATCAATCTTTGGGTCTCTTAATAATGGTAAACGTCCATTATTTATCATATTTTGCATCCATAGGTATCTTGGGTCATTCAATCTATGGGTGCGTTTTTCTCCTAATTGTTCCTGTTTGTTTTCCAAATGCTTCCATATTTCAAGACAAATTGCTTTATTGGTATCATCAATAATTAATTTATGTCCGGCTTTCATGGCTCTCCAGCAAAACTCGGTATTATCAAATCCTAATCCGTCATTAAAGAACTCATACCATCCTCCCATGTGTTCTATAACCTTTTTAGGAATGGCTCCATAATTCATTTCATAGTCAAACGGCCAATCAGAAAATCTTATTCCCCGGTCAATGTTTCTAACATTACCTCTGACAAAATTTCCAACTACATCTATGTTGGAATTAAACCAGTCTTCTGAATCTACGTCTACTTTTCCTTTAATATCATAGTAACTATCTGTGGGGGCAATCAGGCAATTAGGATTATGCCGGTATACGTCTACCAGCATCTCTATCCCATTATTGGGAATAATAATAAAGTCTTGTAAATATACGATTAACTCACCGTTGGCATTCTGCCAGCCAATGTTATTGGCGGTAGATAAACCATAAAAGAACTTATTAGTTCTATTACCCCTAATGTACTTAAAGGGGAAAAATCCGTTACAGTAGTGTCTCATGACGTTTCGTCTATTCTCCGGATAATCATCTACCACAATCCATTCAATATTTTTATAAGTTTGGTTATTCAGCATCAAGGCCATTATGTTCCAGAAACCTTTTCTGATAGTAGGAGTAATGATACTAACTAGAGGTTGTGTTAACGGTTCAGCAAATACTTTAGTCCATTTCTCGGCAATTACCGGCCAGGAGTATTCCATCATAGCCAATTTTCCTTGGGTTGACATTTTCTTCCATTTTTCGTAATCTCCCATTAGCCCGAGAAGTTTCTTGACAAACTCTTCTTGGGTTTTTTCTTCTTCAATGTGACCCTCTACCTTAATTCCTACTTTTACTGATTCATTTAGGGCCGTATAACCTGTCCTATCCTGAAATTCACTTATAAAGTTACAAACCACAGGAACTACTCCGTCTAATTGACAGTCTAAGGCAGTAATACAATTAATTTCAGTAAAATAAGTAGGATAAGCCCAAATCCCGCATTTCTCTCTAATCTTCTTTAACTGAACTTTACCCAATCTTCCATGATGATAAATTCCTCTCTGTTGCATCATGGTTTCTACAGACTTCTTCCACTTCATCCGTTCTGGATTATTGGATGCAATCTTCATGAACATCTCCCAACCGTAACAAATATGTAATTGGGCATCCGGGAATTTCTTTATTATATCCGGCCACATATACAGGAGAATATCTAGTCCCCGGTCATAAGATGATCCCCAGAACAAAATATGGTTTCTTGGTGTTTTCATACTTCTATTCCATTAGATATGATATTAAATTTACTATCCGGTATTCCCCGTCCAAATTGACGATGATAATTACTTTTAACAAAGATACCATCAATTGATTCAAGCAGATTATTGTAATCATTAGGATGCCATACATCATGAAGATCAACATAGAACTTTTTAGAACTTACCATTTGAGCCAAATAACCTGACCGCCACTGAATGAAAATATTAAACTTATCTTTTATGTTAAAGGCGTACCAGGGCAGGTAGTATACGCCATCAATGTTTCCTCTATCCTCACCGGGGTCTCCATAGATAAAAACCTTGTATCCCATCTTTACCCACTGCCGGGACAATTCTACTACAGCGGTCTCACTCCCACCCAATCCGGTTGAGAGTTTAGATGGTCCCCAAGGTTCAAAGGCAGCTTGGTTGAAATTAGCATAGTAACAAATCTCATTTTTCTCCCAAATTCGTGGTTGAGCGTACTTTTGGAAGATTCTAATCGCAAAAGGTTGTAAACTGATAGTCTGGGGGACAATCTGTAATAGCCGTAAAACGTCTTTTTTATCACCATTGGCTACCATCCATTGGCACAATTTATCTACATGCTCACATGCAATATCTAAATCAGCATAATAAGCAAATTTTTCTGCTCTCTCTTTATTAATTTCATTGGGATTAATTTCATAACAGTATTCTGCAGCTTTGGCCGATTTTCTACGGTCATTTTTAACTTCATCCATTAATCTCAAAGTTAACTCTGCCGATAATATTTTGTTCTCCATAATAGAATCTGCAGAAGAGGTTGTCTTCTCCTCATCCATTGTCAGTGATTCATTCAACCAGAAATCAAACTCCACATTCTTCTTAAGGAAATAGCACTGTTCGGCAATCCTTAAATGTATATCAATCCTCTTGGGATATTCTTTTAATGCATCAAATAATATCTCATAGGATTTTTGGTGATCTCCCAGTAGAGAGTAACAGTGGGCCATTAAGACGTTACAAGTAGCTCTCTCCTCGTCCCAACCAGACAGTTGCAGATACTCTTTACCAAGTTCAATACACCTTATCCACTGTTTCTTATCATCCAATTCCGGAAGATTCTTCATTAGATACAAGATAGTCCTAGGGTCTGGTTTACCATAAGCCCTTTCATCAAGTAATTCTAACTCCAACATTTCTTTATTCCGGTGCAATCTATTTAATGTAACTTCTGGAGATTCTGATCGGTGAGCACCAAGGTGCAAAATAACCATTGGTCTTTGTTCAGGATCATAGGGATAGGCAGTGTGATGAAACTTTACTCCGGGTATTTCTACTGGTGTTTCGTGTATTCTCTTAGACCACACCATTTTACGGGGATTAATTAATCTCTCCCGCATTTGCTTTACTTCTACCTCAACCATATTTTCTGGTGATGGTTCTCCTTTAAACCGGCAAGCATACCAGTAGGTAAAATAGACACAATCCATATGATTATCTAATCCTAATCTAGCCACCTGACGCAACATCTCCCCTCCAATTAAGAAATCATCAGCATCCATCCAAAAGATATAGTCTGTGTTTTGAGAAGCTTTAGAGAAAACAAAATTCCTTTGTTCAGAAAAGTCCTTGTTCCACTTTAGATAATAGTAATGTATTTTATTTTCCTTACACCATTTTGCAATCCCTTGCACTTTCTTACCATTAGCTACAATATGGGTATCATCAACATATCTCATGAAAGACGAATAGGCACGTTTAAGAGATTTTAACTCACTATCATCTTTTACAATCAAACATGCTTCAATTCTCATATCTTATTTACATACCTAAAGATTGGGTATTCCCTTACTAACTTAATATAAAATTCCCGGTTGAACGGTTTATTGGCTGTAAAGAATTTCTTTATAAGGTGAAATACAAAAGATGGGATTGATGCTAAAGAACGTCCAGTTCCCTGACTAATCTGTTCATGGATAGTCTTCTCAGAGTGTAGATGTTCATCTCTGGCAATCTTCCATTCATAGTATTGATCCGGGTAAGTATCTTCCCATGCCGAGATAATTACATCCATAAGCTTTCTACCTGAATTGGTGAAGATATCATTAGGTTTACCTAACTTATCCCATGCGTAAGTCAAATATTTAGAGAGTAGAACCGCCTGATCAGTAGGAACTTCATATTCTACTCCGTTCATCTTAAATATTCTTGACATATCATAGGTGTAACAAAAAACCCCCTATATTTCAAGGGGGTAATTTGTAGATATATAACAAAGTGTTACATACTATGACAAGGTGGTTTGATAACCAGATCGCCTGACTGAAGCGTGTTGGTCATAACTCACAAGTGTAAACTCTGTGATGTATGTTCCTGACACGTAGTCACCAACTGACGGCCTCTCTTCCCAATGAGGTTCACCAGAATCAACTAAGAATGATTGCTGGAATAAATCCTCGCGTACGGCGTATATAGCCAAAGTACCAGCAGCAGCATTAACGTCTTTGTGAGCGATAACAGTTACTGTAGGTCCAACTTGACTATCATATACACGAACTTCCTGGGTTAAGCGTTTATCAACCGCATTCACGTTCCGGGTAAGATTAGTTCCAAATCCAGCTACTTTACGTTTAATAATAACTGGAGCAACTAATAGATCGGCAACGTATTGGCTACCAACTGCGTTCCAAGATTCCTGAATCATATCATTGAGTTCAGTTTCTGTGAAAGATGTGCCTGAAGCACGAGCAGTTACATTGGTAGAAATACATTGTACTAAACCTGACATTCCCCGGTATAAACCAGAAGAACCAGCGGTAAGAGCACCATTAATGGTAAGCCATTCCATATCACTCTTTAACAGAGTAAGGGAACGCTCTTTTTCTTTACCAACTGCATCTTCACCAGTAACCATAGCAATAGAAGCTTTAGTACGGGAGACCCGCACTGGTCTGCCTACGATTGCTGTTTTGTTACTGGAACGAGTTTCTGCTTGTTGATCGGCATAAACCGTATCAACACCCTCACCAAGTGGAATCACACTAGTAGGTCGTGAGACATAGTAAAGATTCCAATAGTGGGATGGTTGCAGAGCAACTGGACCAGTTCCAAGATTACTCGTGAAGTAATTATCTTCTGTGGGAGATACATCTCTTAAAATACTCAAGAGACTCTCCCTCATTTCTGAAGAACCTGTGTATGTATCTTTTCCCATCGGCATATTACTTCACCTCCTTTTTGTTGTTTTTTACAAGATTAATATTAATATCCTGCTCTCTTTAACCTCTCCATAAGAGCATCGTGACTACCTTTCTGGGTTGCCTTTACCAGAGTATCCTGGTCTGCAGTAGAGTACCTTGTAGTACCTGGGGCAGACTTTGAGGTAGCATTTATCTGAGCAACTTGCTCTTCTTTCTTTTTAGCTTCAACCTCTACTTGAGGATTAACTTTTGGTGTTGAATACCATTCATTA